CTTTATCTCTCAACAATTGTTGAGCCATAGTCTTGATTTGAGCTTGTGCTTGTTTAATTTGTACATCAATGAGTTTAAGTTGTTTAACCCCAGCTTGCCATTGAGTATTAGTAACTTTAACTTGTTCTTTGGTTTGTTCCACTTGAACCAGTTGAAGTTGAGTTTGAACAGCACTCTGTTGAGCTTGCTGTTTCTTGGTTTCAATATCAAACAAAGCACCATCTAACTGAGCTTGCTTCAATTTACGGTCAATTTCAGCTTGTGCAAGCTGTTCTAAAGCAAGTTTATTCTGAGTACAAATAAGAGCTGTTTGCTCTCTTGTTTGGTCAATTTGAGCAGCTACCAAAGGAATCTGAGCCTTCTGTACCTCTGCTTGATAACGAAGAATCTCAGTTTGTTTTAGTTGAGCATCTAATTGAGCATAAGCTAATTTAACCTTTTGAGGGAACATTAGCAGTTCAATTTGAGCCAACATAGCAGCTACATTAGTTTGTTGATACTGAGCTTTAGCAACAAGGTTAGCCCAGTACACTTGTTCTTTCTCAAGAGTGAACTGAGCAGCAATTTGCATGGATTGAGGGAGTGATTGAGAATAGATTTGAGCTACATCATCAGATGCAATCAAACCTCTATTCTTAGCGTATTCCAGTTGGTTCAGAAGAGCTGTAGACATATTATCAAACGTACCTGAACCATCAGTAATACGTTCAGTCAGCTCTTTATTTTCAATAGGTTTTGGGTCAGGAATGACAGTATTTTCTTTACCAATTAAATCTTTGAGCTTAGCCAGTAAATCTTCAATCTCTTCCTGACGTTCTTTAGATTCAGTGAACTCTGGAATAGGTAATTCAGTCTCTGGGCGACAAGCAACACCTTCTCTAGTAATCAAAGGATTACTCATTTGAGCCAAAGCACTGAAGGCAGAGAGGTTGTCTTTATTAAGTGTAGGATAACCTAATGCACTCAAGTCAGAAGCATTAGAAAATGCAATATCACCTACAGTTAATGGATTAGGATTAGATGTAGATAACGAACCATCAGGTAAGCTATCAATATCATCAGCATACTTAGCAATAGCTTTAGAGGCTTCTTTATCAGCCTCTGTAACTGTACCAGTCTTACTGTCTTTAATAAGTGTTTCAGTAAGCTTCAGTGTAGCTTCTGGTACATTGATATTAGGTACGCAGATATTAAGGGTTTCACAAGCCACACCTGAATCAGTAATAAGAGTATTCTTCTTATCTAATTCATCATGATGGATTGGTTCAACCAAAGAAGTAGGACTGTCTGATTGGTCAACCATAATGGCAACATAATCAGGAGAGTCAGTACCATAAGTAGAATTATCATACTTGGCTACGCCTTTGACCTTTTCTACTTCTCTTTCTTTTTCATATTGCTTACGACTAGCCATTCAAACAGTCCTTATTATTTATTCTTTATCAATAGAGCCTTGTGCATCTTGTCTTGCTGCTAATTCAGCAATCTCTTCTGGAGTCAATTGTTCCAGAATCTCAATAGCAAACTCGGGCAATAGTTTATTCTTGTTGACGTTCACTACATGAGCTTTAACACCCATTTGGCTAGGGTCAACTTGCATCAATTGGTATTTACGATAACGCAGTACACTCAAGATAATCTCTTCACAATGCCAACCATCAATAGGTGCATGGAAAGGAATAAAACGAGTTACATGAGGGATATAGTCATTACCTGCTGTAATGTATTCCCCTGTCCAGTTCTGCTTAGCAGGATTCAATACATGAAGACGGAAACGACAGAGTTTCAATGCTTCTTCTGCTACCTTAGCAGACTTAGAGGTTAGACCACTGTCTTTACCTAGAACTTTATCATTACCTTCTTCAATTTTAGCTTTAACCATCTTAGCCAAAGCTTCCAATTCAACGTTCTCAGGATACTTCAAACCAAGTCTATTAGCTTGGTTCTTATAGTATTCCATTTCTTCATTAGCAGTTACTTGTTCAAGAATCTCTTGTTCTGCTTGTTTTGCTTGCTGTTTAGTCATCTTTTTGTGTCCTATAGTAGATTTCAAGATAAGGTTATTGCCCTCCATTTCTGGAGGGCATTTCATTTAATTAAAACGGAGCAACAGTTTTAATCAAACCGATACGTTCTGGACGTTGGAACATAATACCGTAGTACCAGAACAAAGAAGTCAAACCAATTTTACCATATGGGTCATCACGAGTAGGAGTACCTGGTTTCATGGTTTTAACAGTAATCTTACCATGATTACCTGAACCAGAAGTTTGGAAACCAATGGTAGAGAATGCATCTTCACCAATACACAACAGAGGGAAGATGTCATATTTACCGTCAGTAGAGTACATACCTTTGTTAGGGTCAGCAGCAGCACCAGCACCAGCCCAATGCTTCATTTCTTCTACTTCTACGAAGCGGAAGTTACCGATTGCACCGATTTCGTCAGGCAACAAGGTAGTAGCAGCAGCATATTGGTGAGCTTTAATTAATGCAGGATTACCGAAGTTATCACGCATATTTTCCAGCAAAGGAATCACTTCAGAACCAACAAAGATGAAACGAGTACTGGTCAGAGTACGAGTATCAGTCATTGTTGAACCTTTGATAATTTTGGTGTGTTTAGGAGTACGAACAGCAGTCAATGCACGGTCAAGACGTTGCAGAGTCTTATAAGACAACTGACAAGTATCATCCATAGTATCATCAGAGATAGCACCACCAGCATAAATCAAAGTACCAGCACCATTCAGAATGTCGATTTGCAACATATCTTCTTGGATTTTCTCAGCACCAATCATTGCTTCACGATACATACGTTGCAATACAGATGGGTCAGAGTCAAACATTTCAAACTCATCAGTCCATTCATAGAAGAAACCAAATGAGTTAAAAGTACCTTCGATTTCACGGCGTTGGAAACCAACACGGTTAACACGACCACCAGTTTCAGTGATTACTGGCAATGCAGCAACAATCTTACCGATGTCTTTAGTAGAACCATACAAGTTACCGTTACGGATTTGAACACCACGAGCATCAATACCTTGGTCGTTCATATTACGGTCATCCAGCAATGGCAGGAAATGCCATCCACGGATACGTTTACCTTGATGTTTAGGCATAGAGATAGTGGAAGCCAAAGCACCAAACTTACGTTGACGAGCAGCTTCAACCATTACAGATTTGATGTAGAAGGCAGCCTTGTTTTGATTACCGATAGAGCTTGGAATTGGGAAACCAAACACACCAGTAGGGTCATTGTGCTGATGAGCACGAGGAGTAAAGGTATCTGCATTATGAGCAGATGTAGGAGTATAAGCAGGAGTAGGGATAGGATTCAATTCACTCATGGTTTAACTTTCTAAAAAATAAAATTATTTAAACTTTTTCAGCACATTCTCATAAGAACCAAGTGCTTCAAAATCATCATCACTCATATTAAGAATATCCATTACATCAATACGAGCATTTACAGGGTTAGTAGCTGCACCTTTAGTAATAGTAGAACCAGCAGGAGCAGTACGAGCAGCTTGTTGAACACCTTGACGAATGTTGTTACCCACTACTTGTTGCAATTGTGGTTGATGTGCAGGAGTGGTTACATTATGTTTGTAACGTCCTTGAACATCGTTCTGCAACAGAGTAGATGCAACATAATCGTATGCATCAATATCTGTCATATTATCTGGGATTTTACCCAGTGCTCTGTCTCTAGCAATAATACTCATAGTATCTTGATAAAGACCAGTTTCTGCTTGTTCAGCTAAAGTTAACAGCAAATGAGGCTTTTCATACAACTCTGTTGTGGATTTATCATCCCAACTTTGAACCTGATTGAGAATGTCTTTACCGTGTGAATAACCACCTAATTCTTCAATGGTGTCATTAAATTTGAGCTGATGCTCATCCACCAAAGTTGTACTTGATTGGTAGGGGTTCTCTTCAACATCTGGTAAATCATAAGTATCAACATTCGATTCTTTCAAGAGTTGACTGATTGCAGATGGGTCATGACGCAACAGGTCGATAGCGAATTTAACTTTATCTTCGCCCAACATACCATGTTGCTCTAGTGTTTTCAGAGTACGAAGATGAGGCTTAATTGACTGCATCTTCTTCTGATAGTTCATGCCCATCTGCATTGCACGAACAATATCTTCAGCATTAGTAAGCTGCATTGTTGTGCCATTGGCTTTGAACT